AGGATGACTATGATGACTATGATGCTGGACACTGATGATGCTGTCGAACTGACCTACTCCGACCGCGCCTCATGGCTTGAGAAAATCTGGGAAGCACTGCACGAATTCCGTGATGTGAACATCCCTGAAGGCCCACCCCATCACGACGATCAATGGGGCGACATCTGCACCGCAATGGCTTGGATTTCAGAAGAACTAGGAGTGAACGATGACGACGACAACAATTGATGAAGTGATTTACTGCGCCGAGTCTTGGATCGATTTACAATTGAAGTGGGTAAAGATTTGCGACCGTGTCGAGAGCGAGAACATAATCTATGATGGCCGTGAGGTAGAAGATGGTGACGCGGCAGTCTACCTAGCCCACGAACGCTACAGGAAGGTCTTGGAAGCATACAGAGCCCAACTGGATTTCGAGGACAAGCTTGAGGCTCAGATCGCCGAGGAGGTTGCCGAACTGATGGGTGACAAGGCATGACAGGCTTCCAATCAAAACGAATGGCGGTCGATGACCGCGGTTCTCCACCAGATCGGTTCGATCATCTGATGCTGTATAAGAAGCTCGAGGCCGAGGAGCAAATCCGTCGGGTCGACAACATTGAGGCTTTCTGCAAGAACTGGTGGTCCGCCGCCGTCGAAGCTGGCCTGATGCTACCCGAGAAGCGCGAACAGCTCATCGCCGAGGAGAAATGGAAGGAATATTCCGGCAAACCGCCCGTCACCAAGCCCCGGTTACAGGTGCAACGCGAATACATATGGCAACGAAGGGCCGTGGACCACGCTCCACTGTCCATCATCGCCTCGGAGCTAGGATGTAGCCGAGAAAACGTGAAGGGCATCTGGCGACGCTTAAAACGCGATATAACCATCACCACCAACGAAAGGGACCAAACCAATGTCAGCGAATAACATCTTGCAGAACCTCGTCGAGCGCATCGAACGCCTTGAAGAAGAGAAGGCGGCGATCTCTGGCGATATCCGCGACGTGTATGCCGAGGCCAAGGGCCAAGGCTTCGACACCAAAATCCTCCGCAAGGTGGTAGCAATCCTGAAGAAGGATCGGAAGGAGCGCGAGATCGAGGAGATGATGATCGACACCTACCTCGTGTCTCTTGGCCAGTTGCCTGATGATGGGGAGAAGCAATGACCGAGGACCACGGAACATTTTACATAATCGCCGAGTTCTTGTTCTCAATCATCATCGTTTTGGGTCTGTCGACGGGGATCGTTTACATCGCGGTCATTCTGAAAGAGCTGATCAAAGGCACGTTTGGAAAGGACTGATCATGGCTTATGCCTATTATAACGAGAACGATCCGTACGCCGCCGAGTGGCTTAGGAACCTCATCAAGAAAGGACTGATTTATGATGGATATGTTGACGAGATATCGATCAAAGACGTCGACCCCGACACCCTCGGAGGCTTCTCCCAGTACCATTTCTTCGCAGGGATCGGAGGATGGGCGCATGCCGCCCGTCTCGCCCGATGGCCAGATGAGCTTGTTCTCGTTACAGGAAGTTGCCCATGTCAACCCTTCTCGGTTGCGGGGAAGGGAAGAGGCAGTGATGATGAACGGCACCTTTGGCCAGACTTCAACCGGATCATCCAGAGTATTGGAGCACCCGTCGTCATGGGAGAGCAAGTTAGCGGTAAGGCTGGGTATGCTTGGTTCGACGGAGTCTCCTCTGATCTGGAAGGACAAGGCTACGCCACAGGGGCGGTCGATATACCAGCTTGCTCGGTCAACGCGCCGCACCTTAGATCCAGACTGTACTGGGTGGCCCACACCGACGACGCGAGATCACAAGGGCGGGTATCGGGGTGGCAGGATCCGCAATGGGAAGATCAGCAACGACACGCTGGACGTGACGGTCCAACACACGGTTCTGTCGGCATGGCTGACGCTGGTGGGCACTGGGGCCAACTTGAGTGGGTCACTGGATCCGATGGGAAATTTAGGAGGTTTGAACCCAGCATTCAGCTGCTGGCTCATGGGGTTCCCGCAAGAGTGGGAAAGCTCCGCGCCTTTGGCAACGCCATCGTCCCGCAAGTCGCGGCAGAAGTGATGATGTCTTTTTTGGAGAGTGTACAATGACTGATTGGGATGAACGCTTCTTCGCACTGGCCGACATGGTTGGTTCGTGGTCCAAGGATCCTTCGACAAAGGTAGGGGCGGTGATCATTCGCCCCGACCGCACCATCGCCTCGGTGGGGTACAACGGGTTCCCTCGAGGCGTATACGACGGCCCAGAAATATACGAAGACCGCCCCAGGAAATTGCTTCGTACGGTGCATGCGGAGGCAAATGCGATCCTGTCGGCGCGTGAACCGTTGCATGGATACAGCCTCTACGTCACCCCGTTGCACCCCTGCGCCAATTGTACTGGTCTGATAATTCAATCAGGAATTCAACAGGTTAGGTATAAGGCAAGGGCTAGAGCTCTTCCAAATTGGGAGGAGCATGCTGAAGAAATGTTCCAGATGTTCAGGGACGCGGACATTTTTTATCGGGGGTATTGAAAATAAATATTGTAACGGCTCGTTACATTTGCTATCAGATAAATGCCACATCAATGAAAGGATGTTTGCTATGGACGATCTTCCATTCCACGAACGCGCAATCCTGCGTCTGGCTAATTCTATCCGCGAAAACCGGTATCCTGTACGCGACGAGTTCGACATTTATGACAGGTGCAATCAGGCGGAATGCACCCTCTGGTACCTCGCAGCCTATGTCCATGACATGATGCGGAACTTGCCCGTCGAGGTCTATAAGCATGCTGTCGACCAGATCGACAGCCGTATCAAGTTTCTGGAAGAAACCCCCGTCTCCATCACTTCTATGGAAGAAAGAAAGGTAGCCTAAAATGGTTAAGTACATCTGGCCCAAAGCTGGACAAACATTTGCCCAAGCATTTGAAGCAGCAAAACCCAAGAAACGTGGTCGTCCCGCTGGAACAAAGAACCAACCGGGCCATAAAGCTGGTCGTCCTCGCATCTATCTGATCGACCAAAGCTCACCCTTGACGGACGGATATGACTATGAAGACCGAGCCACTTCGTGATCTGGTCAAGCTATGGCGCGAAAACGCCATAGCAACCGACCGGTTTCAGCTCAAGTACGGTAAAAGGTACGCTTACCTTTGCAACAAGTATTACGCCTTTGATAAGGAAACCCGCTGCGTCGGATGTCCAATTGCCACGGTCCACGGACCGGAATGCGGACCGATATGGGACTTGGGCAACGAGGCTGAGTGGGCCATTGACGATTGGTGGGGGGACTTTGACGACCCCCACTACGACTATCGAGCAAGGATTGCCAGCACCGCGCTTGCAAACGCCCTCGAAGAAACCCTCAAGACATATGAACAGCAGGATCAGAAAGATGTTTGAACCCCCAGCAAATGCCAACATACCGAGTACCGTATTCACCTTCCACTCAGACCCCGGTCACGGCTGGTTGTTTGTTCCATGGGCCGTGGTCATTGATTTGGGTATCGATACCGACGTCTTCACAACCTACAGCTACGTCGACGAGAAGGGGATGTACCTTGAGGAGGATGTCGACGGACCGATGTTCGAGCGCATCTACACCGCCGCCACGGGCAAGCGGATCGCGTTCCAAGACGAGGCTTGCTTTGAATACTCGGAGATCAGGGACAAGGCTCGACATCAGAAGGTGAAAGATTTTAGTCTAAAAAATCAGAGCGCATTTTTAGACCAGAAAGTTTCAGAGGATGCTAGATGAACCACGCACCTTGGGTTAACCACGACATTCACCGGATCGGCAAGCTTGTACCCAAGGCAGCTCCGGTGAAGGAGGTACGGGTCATCCGACCGTACCCAACTCAAGCACGTCTTCAAGAGCTCTTTATCTTGGAAGATATGATCTTGAAGCGGAAGAAACCGCACCATAAGGAGGTCGCCAGCCGAGAGGCGGGGGCTGATTTCAGGGGTAGTCGTTACATCAGAGTGGACGACAGGCAGTGCAAAGCGGATCGATTGATTCGCATCTTCAAGGGAGAAGAGTGATGGAAACGTTAGAAGAAGTTGAAGAGTTTGTTATTGATACCGCAAAAAAATTTGATTGCGAAATACTGACAGGCGTATCCTCAATAAGTACGCATGATAATTTTGTGCAAATCAGAATTCAAGTTGAAGGGAAAACAACATTGAATTGTTACGAATGTGTCTGCACCATTCTTCAACGGTATTATTTTGGGGCTATTCTCAGAAGACCTCCTAAGGTTTGTGCGGAAAGAGACTTTGAAACCGATATTGTCCATTACTGCGGGTCCTTGCGCTTTATGTTTAATCCTGCCAAACAAAGCTTCCCTGCTTTATAAGGAATAACGAGTTTGCCGCTCTGTTGGGGGCTTTTCCTAGATTAGCCCATCACACCCAACATTGGCATAGGATCTGGATACGATTGGGAATTACCCGGTCGTCGCGATGCCAGACTTGTTATCGCGAGGCGTGAGCGGTAGCACTAACAAAAGGGAGAATAAATAATGTGTGATGACTTAAAGAAAATTCAATTAGCATTAAAAGCACATTCTGCATCAGCATCAGCAACAGCATCAAGAGCATTAGGATGGTATTATCAAAAAAAGCATCAAACCGCTCAGTTTGAAGCAACGCAAGCAGAAGCACTAAAAATAAACAAAGCAAAAGCAGAAGAAGAAGAAGCATTAGCAGAATGGGTAACAACAGAAACAGCAGCCAGGGCCGCAAAAGCAGCTGCGGAAAAAGCATGGGTAGGTGAGTGATGGACATTGTTGAACAAGCGGAAGCATCCATGTGCCGCGACAATGTGGGTTGCAAACCAGATGTCTGCGTCTGCGGCATTATGGACGACATGAAAGACGAGATTAAACGGTTGCGGGCAGAAAATGCAGAGTTGTTGAAGGCGTTGACGGATTTATACGAAGTTTGCCGTTGGGAAAAAGTTGCCCCCGAAATAGACGCGGCAAGAGCCGCCATCGCCAAAGCAACAGGAGGTGAGTGATGCGTGTATTGGATAAATCGGTGCAAATAAACGAGGATTTCAAACCCGTCCTGCTGATCACATTGGAACTGCCGCTGACATTGAGCGGAGGGTTTCACATAAAAGGCAAGGAGTTTATGGATCAGCTTTCTCATGAGTTTTATGAGGCCGTCAAACTGTACGATGACGAGCAACCCGCCAAAGCAACAGGAGATGAGTGATGGTCCCAACCGAAAACGATGACCTTGTTGAACATTTAAAATATTGGGCATTCAAATTCTGCGGAAAGGGAGACAAAGAAAATATAGCCTCTGATGTAATGACGGAGGCTTGGGAGGAGATTGAGCGGTTGCAGGGAGCATTGCAAAAGATTGCCGCTGTCGAAGATGAACATATCAATCCACCAACCACACCACCGGAAGCAATTTTGTGGGGCATTATTGATGGGCATTATTGATGGGTGTGTTCGTATTGCCGAAAAAGCACTGAAGGAGGAAAAGTGATGGACGAGTTGATGGAACTAATGTGGTGCCTCGACGAAAGCGGGAAGCGTATTGTTACGGATTCCCCTCATAAGTACCACAAACCAGAGGTTGTTGTGGCGGGGGTGAATATTCCAACTGAGTTGTTGGCCCACATCTGCGCCACCCATAACGAGTGGTTAGAGGATCAATGGGCCGCAGAACGGTTTTACACTGCACTAGAGAAAGATGACTGATGGACATCGTTCAAGAGTTGCGCGAGCGGTATCGCCTTGACCCAACGGTGCAACAAGCCGCTGACGAGATTGAACTGTTGCGAAAGGACAAAGAAGAGATTTTGGAGATGCTGAAAAAAGCGCATATTTGGCATAAAAAGTTGTCTGCCTTGGTTAGCACTTGCGTTGTCAAGATTGAACAATTGCAACAACGTGATGGGTTTATCGCTAAACTAGATAAGCAAATTGTAGAAAAAGATGACGAGATTGAACGGTTGCGGAAAGCGTTGGAGTATTTCACATGCGATTGCGAAGGGGATGACTGCCAAGAACCATACCATGATTGCGGCAGAGTTGCGCGTGATGCACTGAAAGCACTAGGGGAGAAAGAGTGATGGCGGTAATATCTAAAGAGTTTATGTCCATTTTTAAGGGCGCACTAAGGGAAGATTTAGAAAAAGCATACGACAAAATTGAAAAGGATATAGATATGTCTGACATTGTTGAACGGTTGCGAAACATAGATGTTACATTTTGGTATTCTCCTGCGCACCCAGAAGAAAAATTTAAACCTATTGAAATAGGCAAGATTTCTCATGAAGCCGCTGACGAAATTGAACGGTTGCGGAAAGCCAACAAACGGCTAGGCGAAATTGCCACTGATGCAGTTGAATGGCTTCCCCCTGCGTCTGTTAACGGACCGCGGGAAAAATACCAAAATGAAATAAAGGAGTTGACTGATGGACCCTCTTTACCGGATAGGACTTACCTTCATCGTTTGCCTCACCCTGATCATCTGCACAGCGATGGTGATCAGTGATTCGCTTTACCCGCTGTTGCTGGGCGTACTATTCTTCGCTGTTCGGATAGAAAGGAAAAGAGATGCTTGACTGTATGATAGTGGGCGATAGCATCGCCGTCGGTACTCAGGCTGCGATGCCCCAGTGTGAGCTAGTGGGGCGCGGCGGTATCAACTCCTTCCAGTTTGGAACGATATTCGCCAGCAAAATCCTAAAGAAGGATGTGGTGGTGATTAGTCTTGGGTCGAACGATAACCTCTACACCCAAAGCAAGTACGAGCTGATGAAGGTCCGTGGGCGGATAGACGCGATGCAAGTCTACTGGATCATGCCCCAGGGCGTGTCTGTTGGTAACGGTGTCGAGCTAGTCTTGATCCAAGATATCGTCCGTTCTGTGGCCGGCATCTACAAGGATCCTATCATCACCTTCACCCCATCCTCGGACGGTGTTCATCCGACCACGGCGGGGTACAAAAAGATTGCGTCAGAGATCGTACTGAAGGAGCAAGAGTGATGGAAGTAGCAATGTATGAAGACGATGAACCAATCGATTCAAGTTTGCGGATCATTAACAGTATGCTCGAGCGGACCTTGGAAGATTGTCAGTACTACAGTCAGAAGATGTTCCACTACCGTGAGATCATCGTAGAGATGCGAAGGGACTGGATGCGGGAGACGGGAATGTCCAAGGACCAATGGCCGTACGCCAAGTCCATCGAAGATGACGAGTTGTTTCGATGACCGAGTTAGCAGATTTGCTAACAGCGTTGCTGCACTGGGAATATCTCGGTGAGCTATGTGTAGCGTTAACTTTGTTTTGGCCAACGATGATGGCCTTTACCACGCTTAAATTATGGGAAGGAGAAAGAAATGTCCGAGATTGACCCCAATGATGACGGGCTGAAAGTAACTCCTCGATGGTCTCCTTCCGACGTAGAGGCTGTCCGCCACGGTCTGGCAAACAACCACTCTTCCGCTATGATTGCTCGGGTTATTGGAAAGTCCCGCAACTCGGTCATTGGTTATATTTACAGGCATTTCCGCCTTCACCCAAAGCGGGAGACTAAAGAGAAGATCATGGCCAAGGCCAGTGCCAAAAGGAAAGAGCGTGGTCTGGATAAGGTCACCCGTTTGCCCAAGACTGTTCCACGGTCCGCGAGCTTTGGCTCACCGCAAATAGAGACAGAAAGACCGGTTATCCCAATACAGGTGATCGACTTCAGAGGGGGTCACCGCCTCCTTGGCATTCCAAGAAACCAGTGTCGGTATGTTGCGGAGAAAGCCAAGGGAGACTACAACCCACAGGTATGTGGGGAACGGACACATGGAACCACGAGCTGGTGTCTGGCTCATCATCAACTAGTATTTATTAGGAAAGGTGTGGCGTAATGACGAAAGATGAAATGATGGCTGCGGAGGTTGAGCGCACTCTTTTGCGGATCAAGACAGAAGAAGACTTAGTTCGAATGATCCCGGATATGTTGGAATCGGTGGGAGATTTAGTTATGAAGATCACAGAGGCTCGCCAGTTCGATACCGACATCGTCTATCAGACCATGATGCTGGCCCATGTTTTTGGATCCTGTTATGCAGCACATAACCTTGATGTCAGTCCGGAGCAATTTACCGAGCTATCACAGGACGGGTATACAACTTACCTTGAAATGCAGATGGGAGAGCCGCATGGTCACGCTTGAACAAGAGAAACGTGAACTTCTCAGCGATCTGGATGAGTACTTTCAAGACTATAAAGACGACCCCTTCTTCCAGAAGAACAACTTTTTACGCAAAGCTCGGGCGGAAGATATGCTTCAAAGGGCCGTGCAAATTTTTATGAAAGAGAAGCTGGCCAGCGAAGTGATTATCGATTTCAAGAAATTCTTAAAGCAGGAACAATCAAATGCATCATAAAGAACTGCTCCGTACCACACTCGGTACAATCACCCAGCGAGGGGAAGAGTACGGGGATGTCGCCCCTAGCTTTACGCGGGCCGCGATTATTGCTTCGACAATCCTTGGGCAGAGGTTGACAGCCTATGATATCAGCGTCGTTATGATGTCGATCAAGATGTCTCGCCTCAACAACCAGCCAGACCACTTGGATTCATGGGTAGACCTGACGGCCTACGCTGCCTTTGCAGCCCAGTTTAGCCAGTCTAGGAATGCGCCCGTAGGTGACCCGATGCTGGCACAGGTTGAAGAGCATTTACAGGAGTGGTTGGATGAGAATCCCGAGAGCTTGGCAAAAGCAATTGGTTAAAGTCCGTCAACGGAAACCGAGGGTCTTCACGAAGGTGGAATCATTCACCACTTTTGCAAGGGCTCACGGTAATGTTATTGCCTTCCACAGCTTCATCAATCCTAGTTACAATTCAAAGAGAAGGTAACGAGCTGTTATGGCATTAACGATCAAACGGATTAAAAAGAAAACCAACCTATCCCACCAATTGTCCTTAATTCTCAAGGCTTTACTGGAAAGCGACTACGTCCATACCGACGAGGTTATTCGTATTGTTTCTCAGATAAATCCGAACGTGAAAAAACCGGACATCGCCGCAAGGATGGCGATGTACCGGCTTCGAAAAATGCTGGCTGGAGAAGGGCACCTTCTCCAGTCTTCCTATGGCAGAGGGTATTCGATCCACGTTGCAGACCGAACACTCATTAGATCATTCATCCGTGGGGTCTGACCAGAGGCTGTCCTCTTCGATAGGGAGGGCAGCTTCTCCCCATGTGCGGCCCAGCTCCGCATCAACGACCGATGGAACGTGCATCTCCACACAGCTCTCCATAATCTGCACCACTCGATGTGCCATGGCCTTGTCCTTGATCGACACCGCCAGTTCGTCATGGATTTGGATCATAGGCAGGATGCCGGCATCGTATAAATCCACCATCGCCTTCTTTGTCTGATCAGCAGCCGAACCCTGGATCAGCTTGTTCAGAGCTTTGAACACAAACGCCCGCTTTAACGGGATGTGCTCTCCGTATTCCTTACGGGCCTCGTCGATAGGCAGGGGTTTGTGAACACCAAAGGACCGTGGTTCAAACTTATCGAACCGACCCAGACGTCCCAGCAGAGTACGGATGCTACCATTCTTGTCCGCTTGCTCGGTCGCATAGTCGATCAGGTCTTTCACAAACGGAACCTTGCTGTGGTATTCCTTGAACAGGGCGCGGCCACTGTCGTAGTCCAGCCCCAACTGTTCCGATAGCTTGTTCACCCCCATCCCATAGAACAGACCGAGGTTGATGGTCTTCGCTTGCTTGCGAGGAACGCCCACGATATCTGCCGCGATCTGGTGGAAGTCCGAGCGTGGATCCTCCCGATAGTTTTGCACAAACGTGTCGGCCTGACTGAAGCTATACCGATGGGCTGGCTCATAGTCTGGCTTAGGCATCAAGCGATATGCATAATGGACCACGATCCGTGGTTCTTGGGACGAGTAATCGAAGCTTCCCCACACCTCGCCTTCCTCCGGCAAGAACAGCCCGCGAATCATTGGGCTGATGAAATCGTCCCGCGACGGAATCTGCTGGAGGTTTGGATTGGAATAGCTGAACCGGCCCGTGATCGTACCGCCGTCATCGCCCCGCAACTGATGTATATCCGCGTGGATACGTCCATTGGTTGAATGGCGGGTGATCGAATCAATGAACGTGGTCCGTGCTTTGTTAAGCTCTCGCGCCCGGACAATCATCTTGGCCAGCTCGGACGGGTGGTTCTTGAGGAAGTTCTTGGTAAAGCTCGGCGCGTTGGATTTAGCTGTGCGGCTGTACTCAAGCCCCGCGGAGTCAAACGCCTTGGCAATACTTCCCGCAGCCCAGATGGAAACCTCGGAGCCGCAGTCGGCCTTGATCTTCCCCAGCAGCTCGTTCTCTTCCTTGAGCAGACGGTCTTTGATCTGCTCGGCCTTCTCGGTGTCTACCCGCACACCCCTCGAGCGCATCTCGAAGATCACACGGAACACCTTTGTCTCCAGCTCGAACACCGATGTGAGGTTTTGTTTGAACAGCAAACCTTCCAGATGTTTCCAAAGCCGCAGGGTGAGCGAGGCGTCCTGTTCAGCGTAAGCACCTACGAAGTGTGCCGGCAGCTTGTACATCTCGGCCTTGGGGTCCAACCCGCTGGCCACTGCGGCATCGCGCAGGGAGCGTTCGTTCTTGACCTCGTTGAGATAATCCTTCCCGAGGTTGTTCAAAGAATAGCTGAACCGGTTCTCGTCAAGCAGGGGGGCGGCAATCATCGTGTCGACAATGCGACCCTTGACCTCAACACCCTCAGCCCTCAGCCACCCCACATCGTACATTGCATTATGAAATACATACGTCCGGTCAGGGTTCGAGCAGAGATCGCGCACCCACATCAGGCAGATACGCGCATCCAGGTTCTCACCATTGGAGTGGCGGATGGGGAAGTACCACTTCTGGTCTTCCACTGCGACGGCTACGCCAATGACGTACCCGTTCTTCGTTGGCCACCCACTGCCCTTGCTTTTCAGGTCAGGGTCGTATGTTTCAAGATCTATCGCTACCTCTGGGTAGTCTGACAAATTCGGGAAGACTTCCGGCATCACCCATTCTGTCTCGTGGTGATATTGAAACGACATCTGTGGTTATCCTCATTGCTTGACGGCATTGGCAAAACGGCCATGCGTTTTTGATCTTTCGGAGTGTAGTAACAAGCTCGTCCTTACCACACTTGCAGACTGCGATAAGCTCTCGGTCCATGTTCATGCCAGCTTATATCCACTTGAAGACGTCGGGTGAACTAGATGAAGTTCCTGTTTTGCGCGAGTAAGTCCAACATACAAGACGCGCAGCTCATCGTCAGCCATATGTACAGCACCATAGCCTGTAGTGGAAGGCCTTGCTGGACAATCTGTCATCAAAAGTACGTTGGTTGCTTCGGCACCCTTTGCCCCGTGGATCGTGGATATCCGGATGCGAGGAGGCTTCCGGAAGTCTTCTCCGCGGCGGATACAAGCCTTGTAGTATCGAGCTTCCTCGTCTGGCACAGCACCGAGTGCCTCGTCCCATGGAGCCGTGGTCAAAAGTCCGTGGTCCGTGATCAGATCGTTCATCGTCAGATATACCTCTTCGGGTATATCCGGCAGGGTCTTGTGGCCCCGCTTGACCTGATCGTTCAACAGCATACGCCGGTAGATCAACCGAACGTCTTTCGGCTGCAACGCACCACCAGTCCGGAGCTGCTCCCAGAGTTGGATTGCTTGCAGAGTAGTTTGGTCAACCTGTTGGCTATTCTTGTAATGGTAGAACATGCCTCGCTGGCGCACTTCCCGCTCCAGAAGCTTCGTCCCCTTGCGGGTTCTGGACATCAGCAGCCAATCTCCTTGGTCCATGTTCACCGAATCACTTTCGCGATGCCACTTGATCAGGCCTCGGTCATCTCGGGGAAGAAACTCCTTGATGCGACGATGGTGGACTTGGCTGATGATACGCTGAGACAAGGCATGGTGCGATGCGGGAATACGATAAGACTGGCCAAGAACCTCGTGTGTTCCACCGAGGCGGATGAAATAATCCACATCAGCCCCAGCCCACCGATAGATCGCCTGATCATCATCTCCTGCAACGAACATCTCCCTTGTGCGCTTCTCGATCTGGTTCACCATCTCCCATTGCAGGGGTGACAAGTCCTGTGCTTCGTCGATGAACACGACATCGAACATGGGTGACAAGTCTTGATGGACAAACAGCTCGAGCATATCGGTAAAGTCGTACAGCTCGTAGGCCTTCTTGAATTCGCGCAATCCTCTGTCCACATAATCAACCATGCTGTATGGCAGATCAGGCCGGTACATATTGTAGACTTCGCGTAGAGGGAGCCGTGTGGTCCGAGCCATGTTGATGATTTCAAGATAGCCGTCACCAAGGCCGTAGTCTTGATATGGTCCATCTTCCAAAGGCTGGCGCGTGGTGAAATGACCCACCTTCAACACCGAGGCAGCGTCCTGATAGTGCTGCTGGTTCATCACCTTCTGCTTGCGGACACCAAGACGCGATAGGGCAAAGCTGTGCAGTGTCCGAAAATAAGGAAGGTCCGTGGGCGCAAGACGGAATCTCCGGCAAGCGCGTTGCACGGCTTCATGGGCTGCTTGTCTGGTAAAAGAAAAGTACCCGATTCTGTCTGGAGAAACCCCTCGGTCAAGATAGGTCTCGACCAAGGTCAGCAGCTTCGTTGTCTTACCCGTACCAGGTGGACCAAGAATGATATGCATCACATCACCCCATCGTCTGCTTGTGGTGATACCATTTTGGGAACTTCAAGGACGATGTTATCAGAGCCGTGGAAGAACGATTGCTTGATCGCCCAGACGTGAACGCCCTTGCCTTTAACGTTCCAGAACATGCGGTCGCCACCCAGCTCCTTCAGACGCATGCCAATCCGCACCGCACTGTAGTGGGTGAACTGGTTGGTCGTGAGGTGCTTTTTCAGATCGCGCACTTGGAAGTAAACACGGCCCTCGGCCCACACGGCAATGCCTTGCAGGATTTCTTCACGGTCGGCACCACGCGCACGGTCACAGCAGAAGGCGAACAACAGGTCTTCGAACTCACCTTTGGTAGTTGCTTCTGGTGGCACTTCGACAATTGTCAGGTGCGCCAGCATCGCTTGAATGCGGGCGTTCCAAGCCTTGTCACTCATCTTCTTTGGAAAGATGTTAATCTGGTTCAGGCAATCCCTCTGGAAGTTGATCTGCGAGACAAGCGAATCAGTCCCCAGCTCGACGCGCCGTCCATCCACATCAAGGATCCAGACAGGTGGATCACCATCGATCTTGGTCAGTGAGCCGAGGTCCGCTGCTGTAGCACCCGGTCCTACCCCGAACTTGCGAGAGATACAGACTTCCTTGTTGCAGTGACTGGCAATAGGTTGATCGTCGCACTTATAGAAGTACTCCTTCTTCTCAACCTGTTTGACAATCAGATCAACCTCACGATCCTCCAACGGGGGGACCATAAAGGTTTTGTTATATTCCGCTGTCTTTGCTTGCCAGTGATCCGGATTAGATAGGCGAGCGTATATAGCCAGATTGAACAGAGCGTTATTGCGTGAGCCTTCTCCGAACCCCATCGCGGCCAGATGTTGCAAGCAGGGCGGACCCTTCGGCAAAATCTCCTCAGCCTTCTTAGGTGTCGTTTCCCTATCAAGAAACTCGTCGGGAGATAGTAGGCGACCCTCGGCGAACTCCAAGAACTCTTCTGGGGACAGGCCTTCGCCCTTGTCGTTGTGGCCGTATCGAGTAGTCATCTTCCCACCAAAGTACGGCATGTTCAGGAAGTTGCCTGTGTCGCCACGGTCAACAAGGATTTGCTGTTGTTTTGGAAACACTTCGGAACCAGCGTACCCCAGCAGGGCTGCGATGCTCATCAGCTTCGGTTGCAGATCGGCTGCGGCAAGCTCTTGCGTGAAGAAGAAATACAGGTGTGCGCCACCTGATTTGCTGCGGCAAACCACACCCGGTAGGTTATGCTTCTCCACCTGTTTGATCAGGTTGGAGTGATCCAGATTGTATGTGTCGATATCAATCGCGCCCCAGTGGCAGCAATTGTTGTCCTTAATGGGAATAATGCCCAAGCCACTTTCGCCGGCAAGGTGCCTCTCCCAAAGGTCCGTGGTCGGAGGTTCACGCAACACGCGAGCCTGACCTGTTTTCTTCCCGTCTGTTGCACGGTTATTCTGCACATTGAAAGTGCCATGCGCTCTGTCGTTCCCAGAGAACAACTTAAAAAACCTTTTGGAAAGGTCCATTCTACGGCCTCCTAAAAAGGGGAGCCCGTTGCCGGACCCCCCGTAGTATATCCAAAAGATTACATCACACCGTCATCGTGGTCAGCAGCACGACCACGGGCAGGAGCATCCGTTTCTTCTTTGACCTTCACCTCACCCTGCTTGACGGACTTGTGGAATGCCACGGCAAGCTGAAAAAGGTTCAGCTCATCGCCCCCCAACTCAAGGGGACGAAGGCGGGAAACTTCCCAACCGAACCACGAGCCCTTGTCGTTGCGCTCTTCAACAGTGCGGAGCTGATAAACCTGAGACATCATTGGCAGAGTGAAGATGTTCCCGTTGGAGCCCCGACCAGTCAGCGACTGAATCTGAGTCATCCACTTGCGGGCCTTCTTCAACTGTGTGCTGGTCATGGTGATCAGGCAACGCTGAGGACCGAGTTCCGGGTGCAACAACAGCACGAAGAACTGTGCGGTATTGCTCAGGAGGTTCCCGTTTGGCAGGATGTCGTTACCACGATCATCGCGATAAGTGGTGTGCTGGATCGGATCATCCACGTCATAGCTGGTGACGTAGCCGCCGCCCTTTTCACGAGGCTTCCATTCCACAAACTTGCGGCTGTAGTGGCAAGGCACGACGAGGACACCGTCTTCGCCATTGTAGACTTCGTTGGCCACGGTGTTGTAGATCATGCCGGCTTCTGCACCATCCACATAGGCACCGTCACGCTTGTTCACCTGTGGTGACAACTGCGCGAGAATACGGAGGAACGGTACCGAGAGGTCTTCGGTGGATACCTCTTCCAAGCCCAGACCAGCAAACTGTTCCAAGCCTTCGTAGGGTAATGCAACTGCATTACCGGTGGCCTCAACGGCCTTAAGTGCGGTTGACTTAGCCATGTTATTTCCCTTTCTTGATGGTGGTCTTCTGACCGATGTAGATACCAAACAGCTCGGATGGGATTTCACGCCCCTCGTTAAGCTGCTCTTTAACGAACGCCTTCAGCGTACCGGCATGCACGGCTTCCTTCTGGTCGGGGTCATAACCCTTCGCATTAAGTTCCCGCATGATCGCATCCGCTTTGTCGTCTTCACCGCGCCCAAACGTCATGGACACTGTGTTCTTGATCAGATCGCCATGCCCATGTTCACGCAACCAATCGTGTGCGTCAGGCTGGCGTTCTTTTGAAATGCTTGCCGAGATTATCGTCGCAACAGTGACAATAGAACCGTCGTACATCTTCAGCTCGGTCATACCGTGTTCCGACAAGGCTGCGGGCAGCAGCTCCCCGGAAATCTCGTTCAGTTCTTTTGTTGTCCGCTTCAACTCAGCTTCCAAATCCGCAACACGGTTTTCGAGAACAAGTTGTTGACGGACTAGCATGCCTACTTTCTTCAGATCACTGTCTTTAACGTCGCTCAGTTCGACGGCATACTCTTCGAGGTTCATCTTTCTTTCCTCTGGTTGTGGTACAGATCGACTTCAATAGGGTAGTATTTCTCGTCCAAGCGGTCCCACTTCAGAACCTTGTAACGACCATTGTTGTTGAGAGCTGCGATTGCACAAGCGATGCCAATGCACACAGGATCCCCTGCAAGCACCAGATAATCATCGTTTGTAAAGTTGGCCAACAGCCGCTCGATACGGCGGACGGTTGGCATTGACGATAAAGCAACCTGATCCTTTGCGGGAATCAGAATCTCAAGATCGCCAAATTCTAAGGCGTCGGACAAATCCCGACCCCTGATCTCTTGGGTAATGTAAACAGTCACGGCTTTCTCTCCGACTTGGAACGCTAAGATGATGACCCCAGAAGAAAATGTCAAGCGGGTCTTGCAAAAGAAATTTTATCTGCTTATTTTGTCAGAGCCAACAAGAAAGGGCTTAACCATGGATATGACACGTTACAAATTCAAAACCACTCCGTATCAGCACCAGCTTGATGCGTTGAAGAAAGCTTGGGACAAAGAAGAGTTTGCGCTGTTTGCCGAGATGGGGACAGGCAAATCAAAAATCCTGATAGACAATGTTGCTATGCTCTACGACTCTGGAAAGATCGACGGGGTTCTCGTTATTGCGCCAAAGGGCGTATACAAAAACTGGGAGCGCACCGAGTTTCCCAAACACCTTCCCGACCATGTCTTATTTGATTCGATCACTTGGTCCCCCTCGCAGACCAAGAAGCAGGAAGCCATACTGGCCAAGGCCTTTGTGGATGATGACAACCTCAAGATCGTGATTATGAACATCGAGGCGTTTTCCACGGTCCGTGGAACGCAATTCGCTATCGACTTCATGCGGCGCAAGCGCGTCCTGATGGCGGTCGATGAAAGTACAACTATCAAGAATGGCAAAGCAAAGCGGACAAAGAACACAATAAAGGCTGGTATACTTGCCAGATACCGTAGGTTGATGACAGGTTCTCCCATCACCAAAAGCCCTATGGACTTGTATTCGCAGTGCGGGTTCTTGGGGGATCACTTGCTGGGGTTCTCTTCCTTCTACTCTTTCCAGAATCGTTACTGTCGTTTGTTAAAACGCAGCGTGGGAACACATAGTTTTCAGCAAGTTGTGGGCTACCAAAACCTCCCTGAACTTACGGATAGATTAGACAAGTTCTCCTACCGCATCCTCAAGAAAGACTGTCTTGATCTACCGGATAAGGTATACACAAAGCGCACCGTCGAGCTGACCGATGAACAGGCCATCCTGTATCAACGCATCAAGAGGTCCGCAGTGGCCGAGCTGGAAGGGAAGACTCTTACCGCCCAGAACGTCCTGACACAAATCCTGCGCCTCCAGCAGATTTGCTCAGGTTACTTCAAGGCGGATGATGGAACGATCATCGAGATGCACTCGAACAAGTTTTCAGAACTTACGGATGTTCTGGAGGAAGTTTCAGGGAAAGTAATCATTTGGGCAAATTATACATACGATTTGACCATGATTCACAAGAAGCTCTGCGAAGTGTACGGCCCCGAATCATCCCGCATGTACTACGGCGGCACCGAGGCCGATGCCCGCCAGCAGATGGTGATCGACTTCCAAGACCCGAATCACCCGCTTCGCTTCTTTGTCGGCCAACCACGGACCGGCGGCTACGGCCTGACACTCACCGAGGCCAGCACGGTGATCTACTTCTCGAACAACTACGATTTGGAAATCCGTTTGCAGAGTGAAGACAGAGCGCACCGCATTGGTCAAAAGAATAACGTGACCTATATCGACATCGTCACGGAAGGAACCGTCGACGAGAAAATCCTTCAAGCCCTCCGCAGCAAAATCAACATCGCCACAGAGGTCTTGAGGGAAGGTTACAAAGACTGGTTGATTTAAGCGTACTTGCTGTACGCCATGGCCAACTTTTCGTCGTACTTATTCTGAGCGTATCCTGGGCCGTTATAGCCTTTCGCGAAAGCGGCCCAGTTCAAACTTGCCAACTCGTCGATAAGACCAGCAGACTTGATGAATGCAGCCATCTGGCGCAACTGACCGGCCTCGCCTGAGCGGGCCTCGTCTACCATCTCTTGGACCGAGTCACAACCCGCCATCTTGTAGTTGGACCCCATCACCTGGCCCATACCCCACGAGGTGGACAGCAGGGCTGCGGTCTCGTCAATTGCACAGGCACGGACGATCTCTTCATAGACAGCGTCGGATCCTTTTGGGTACGGCTTCATCCCCCACTTGGGGTATGCCAGACCTTCGTCCACGGCCTCTTGCAAAAGATCAGGTTTCTGGTTCAGGTGCTTAAAGAAGTGGTGACGCTCGAAAAGGGCCTTGGGCCGATGATCATTGTCAAAGCCTTTACCAGCAGCCTCCACGGCAATCACCGCACGGAATGCGGCGGAAGAAACGCCAATCCCCGCAGCAACAGCCTCGATCTCCTGATCAGTGGCGGGATGAGCGGCACCGATAAAATCGTCAACATGTGTGTACATTTTATTTCCCTGTGTATTGGACCAGCTGAGGCATAACCTTAGCAATTTGTAGCCGAGCCTGACGGATCGAGTCAACCATAGGTGTACGCTCGGCAGGGGTCAGGTTAGGGTTGTTTGTGATCATCTTCTCTTCCTTGCTCAGGGTATTAAGCTGGGTACGAAGATTGGTGATAGAAGCTTTCAGTGAAAACAGACCCTCATTTTCCTGCATCAGCTTTACGGCATGGTCAGCCATGCCGTTTGCCATGTAGGTGTTAACAGCCGTAGTCAGCCCTTGGATTTCAGCAGACAGACGGTAGATATCTGCAACACCCTGTGGGTTAGTATTTCGGTCATTCTTGATGAAGGTTGAGAACGGAGCATACTGGGTCAAATCCTTCTCAAGGCCTTGGCCAGAAGCAGTCTTGTACATGCCATCAGCAACACCAAGAACGGTCGTACCGATCTGGCCACCATAACCACGGAGCAAGGTCTCAATTTTAACAGGAGATGTTAAGGTTCCAAGGACAGGCATGTCTTTATCGATGACTTTACCGAAACCAGCAGCAAGAGTTTTCGACACCTCTGAAGTACCGGAGGTATACTGCAACTCTGGGGGTAAATTCTTCATCGCCTCGGTGACGATCTGCTGACCTGTCAGGTTAGACCGGTTGGTCAGCAATTCCATCATTGGCGCGACTGCCACAGGGAATGGGGTAAAGCCCAAGGTATTTGTGGTGTAGTCGTACAGAGCTTTTGATACCGAACGATCTTCGCGCACATCCTTGAACGCTTGGAACATCATTTCAGGGATGGTCTGGAAAATGAAGCCCATTTCAAACGGCTTGGGAATTGCCAAGAAACCCTTGTCTGCAAGGCCCAGGAACTTCATAGGGATCAGAAACGAACCCTGACGAACATACTCCGGCTGCTGGAGATAATCGTCGCGCACTTCATCGTCGCCAAACATCATACCTTGCATGGCAAGAGCTGCACCCATCAAGATGCTGCCCTTCGCCATGGTATAGGCAAGGTTCTGCGGGGCAAATGCACGAGCCGCGACATCCAGACCTTGGATACGACCGTTGAGGAAGGGGATCATGGTGCTGGCAATGCGAAGGACATCGCTGTTTCCACGCTTGCGGAAGTTCATGATTTCCTGTGCGCGAAAAGCTGCCTCAGCTTCGTTTCCAGTTTCTGCCAAAACCTTCTTATAAACTTCCATGCGTGTTGCCACGTCAGAAGCTTCCGCCGCTTTATCAAGGTTATGCCAAGCCTTCTTGATCACGCCCATCAAGACGTTGCTATTAGGAACAACATGCAAGCCAG